GTTAGCTATAAAAGTGACATTATCGCCGGGAGTCAATGTCATAGTAGAAGATGAGTTGCCAGCAATTATATCTGTGCTATTTACCGCCCAAGTAGAAAAAGAGTTTCCACCAGCGCCACCGGATCCGCTGTCAAGCGTAAAGTTACCAGAAGAGTTCTTAGTTAATGTTGTATTGGTGACATAAAGTTGGCGGAGATACCCGGACGGGCTTCCGTCAGTTTCCCTAATCAAAATATTTCTTGTATTGACCGGTTGAGATAAACAATAACCAGAACCAATAAAAGTCAAGACCAAAAATAGTTTAATAATCTTTTTTAACATACGACCCTCCGGGCTATTTCTTCATAGCTTTTAAAGCCCTTTCTTTATCATCAAGATCCTTCTTGAGTTTCTTCACCTTCTCACCTTCAACCCTTAATTCGTCGATCTTAACCTGGATCTCTTCTGATGTTAGTGAAGATAACCTAGACTTATCCGCGAAAATAGATTTATCTTTGTTGAATTTGGCCATGTCGGTCCGGTACTGAGCGACTTGGTTTTCTAAAATGTTACGTTGTTTTATAAGTTCACTGGTAGCCTGTTGTGCTTGATCACGTACTGATACAGCTTCGTTTAAAGCCTTTTCATTGGCAATACGTTCTTTCTCTGTCTTACTATGTAAATTGGCTATATCTTCTTTCAACAGCTTTAATTCAGTCAATTCGGTGGCGTTAGATATAGCGAGATCTCTAGCTTCTTCCCACATCTCAGTGACCGATAACTTTTGGGACTTTGTCATACGTTGTTCTTCGTCCAGCTTAGCTCTTTCTGTATCAAACGTTGCCTTGGCCTTATCCAACACCTTTTGGTTCGCTTCTAGCTGTGAATACTGCTGTTCACATACATGAGTCGCATTACCAAGGATCCGATCCGCATCGGCCCCAGCTTTAGCCAAAATCCCTTGACCTTTATCCTTAAGAGTAGAAATAGACTTCTCAAGCGTTTCTAGTTCATCTTCCAGGTTGATACGATCATTTTCAAGGTCTTTGATCTTCTTCTTAGTTTCTTTCGCTTTAACATCAAATTCCGCACAGGCGAAGTCAGCCATTACTTTCAACTCTCTTAAAAACTCTTTATAACTAATCACCTGTCGCCCTCCTATTTTAATATAACTAGACTAACATTATTTTAACATTGGCTGTTGAGCCAGACGCGTTTGATATATATATATTCGTAATAGCCAAAATATCTCTAAACTCCATTGGCGCATCAATAGCGTTCACGTTGATGGCTGGGTTAGCTTCATCGTTAAATTTGATCGTTATATCTTGATCAGTGTAAATCAAAGCGAACCAAGCTCTTTTAACATGGTTAAAGGCCGTTGCCTGTTGCGTAAGTAAATCATAATCATCTGTTGCATTAGCTACGGTGAACGAAGGAACGTAATCATATACAGCGTCTAGACGGCTAGCAACAACTACCGGTTCGATTACACCACTAAAACGTTTATCTCTGCTCATTAATCACCTCTATTTTTTTGTACCTTTCTTAGGTGCAGGATTCTTAAGCTTAGCTATCTCAGACGCCAAACATTCTTTCTCTTTCTCAACCTTTTCAAGACGTTTTGACCGTTCCTCAAACGCTAGTTTATCAGCCAAGGCCAAGTTAAGATCATCTTTAAGTTTACCAACCTCTTTCTTCAAACCGCCGATAGACCCGTTAGCTTTCGCTAGGCTAGCCTTTAAAGCCAAGTAATCGTTCGTCGCTGCACCTTCTTTGACTACCGGTATAAGGTGATCAGAACTGTGATGGCCAGAAATTAAAGCTTCTATGTAAGCTCCAACCGGCATAGATCTTACCCGATTCCGACCGTCAAACGCATACTTAATACCGTTATGCTCTACCACAATAGAACCGTTACCTATTAATTCAATTTCGATAATACTACTTTTCGGATCAACCATAAGAAACCCCCTGTCTTTTAATTATAAAAAACCCGATGAAACACGCTATAGTTATCCATAACCTAGGTATTTCGAAAGGATATTCGACACAAGCCAACGAAAACAAAAATAATAACGATATAGATTCAACACCAAAATTAAACAACTTAGCGTAATACTTCATAACAAAGAATAACCAAACGGATCCTAACATCCCTACCCCCATAATAAACTGGAAGTAAGAGTTGAAGATGTAGTTTACCGGACCAATAACCGGTGGATTGCCAGCATTAAACACTTGCGGCCAAGTGAACGCGCCCCATCCGATCAAAGGACGCCGGAAAAAAGACATACCGGCACGCGCCCAAATATCAAGACGGATTCCTATAGATTGTTGAAGAGATTCCCTAAAAAACCACATTCCAGCGATCGATCCAATAAGACAACAAACTTTAAGAATAAAGGTGGTCTTAGAGGATCGAGTTAAAGATAGCATACAGTATGCTGGAATTATCGCTAGGGCTGTGTATTCTTGGATTAAAACCGTTGAGATGACCCAAACTATGACTAAAGGTTTACAACGGCTATAAACGACTGGTAGAGTGATCATAAGATAACAGGCTAATCGGGGACCGTTTCCTAATATGGCGCCTTCTTCTCCGGTAACTAGCCCTTGACTCAAGATAGGGTTATACCCGATCTTTTGGAAAGCTAACACAACAACGTTGATTACTCCGGCCCACACCACATATTTGTAACATCCCTCAATATCCCGGCAATAGATTATTACAATAGATATAAACACCAAGACGAAAAAGAAAACCTTTATATTATCAAGGATCACAGCGTTGAAACCGTTAACCGCTGCACTGAATAAGCAAAGGCCGACCAAACTCACGATATAGACGGGCTTTCTGATCCGACGGGCTGGAACATCCATCAAAGCAGCACAGAATAGCGCGATCGTGGCAAATTGGAACAGCCATATATCAAATAAATCCAGCTCCATACCGCACACATAAGCGACGGGGGATAAGAGTAAAAGTAATTTAATAAGTTTATCTACCATAATAAAAACAGATCCGGGCCGGTTAAGGCCCGGTATCAATTATTGTAAAGTGTAAAGAGTAAGAACCTCAGCTAGAGATCCACCAAAAGTCACAAAAACGTCAGTATCAAACGCTACTGTACCCGGTAATGTGATAACCTTCGTATCTGCCGCAAGCCCTATGATGACATCTAACACAGTAGTGTCACCGTCTTTAATAAGAGCGTAATCAGAAGCAGCAAGACCCCGTAAAACGAACCCTCGAACATTACAAGCAGCCTCTACAGATGCGCCGGTTGCGATAATAAGATCATTCGTTTCTACAGCCTGGCGAACGTGGACGCCTCCATCGCTATCGATCTGGGCCGATTTACCGGTATCAGAATCAGCAACGACAACGCCCATAGTGATCCCCAACCCAGTTGTCGCAGTCTTAGCGTTATTAGCGGCATAAACCGGCAACATTGCTAAAGCGACGATCATAAACATACATAAACCAATCTTTTTCAACATTTTGTCCTCCATCGATTAAAAGTTGTTTAGGGGTAGATAGTTTTGGCTACCTACCCCACCACAAAACAAATATATACTATACAGTGCCAGGGTTCTTAGAGTAAACTTTCATGATTACCAAATTCTTCGCCGTTGCCTGCCGTTTGTCCAATCGAACAGATTGGCCGTAATAAGCTTCAATACCGATCCCGATCTCTGCACCATAATCATCTTTGTCACCTATCGGAGCAGGTTCGTCACCTATGGCCCGATAAATAGCGCCAGCTCCAAAACCGATAACCGATGCTACGTTTCTTTGTGTAATCAAAACATTTACTGCGTGAGATGCGGCAGTTGTGCTTGATGCTCCACGAGTCAACCCAGTGAAAGTATTAGATGTTTTACCAGAGTAGCTGATTATTTCATCTTCGATCTGTAAACTTCCTGCTGCTGCGAAAAATTCAGTGTACTGAGATGTAGTGTCAGAAGAAGATCCTACGGTTAAAGTTGTTGCCCCTGCTGTCAAAGTTGTTGCGACTAGGGTTTCTGGACGTAACGGTGTACCTTGTGGTAAAGGGAGCATTGAGTAATATGGATAAAGGATCATGTTTCGGTAAATACCCAACGCGCCTTTAAACAACGGATGATCGCCAGCGCCTTCTTTAAACCGGTCTAAAGCGTTTCTTAATGATTGAACGAAAGTTGTGTTTTGGCTTAGACGAAACTCTTCAATTTCTCCAAACGTACAGCCATAAATAGGATTAGTCCGGCCGTTTCTCATGGTTGTTTGGATAGGTTTGGCACCTTGACGTAAAAGAGCCAACCTCATCATTTCTAATTCGTTAACACCAAAGTAATCACCGTTAGCTTCTGTTAATTCAGCTACATCGGTATTACCTGTACCGGCATAGATAGTTTCAACGGTTGATCCAGTCAAAATTGTCGTGAAAGCGTCGTTATCCATACGGCGAGTCATCCAATCCTTCAAAAGCATACCGCTAGTCTGTACTTCATCAAAGTTAGCTTGTTTAGTAGATTTCTTCGTGATACCTACAGCGTGACGAACAATGTCAACGCTTACCGTGAACGTACCTACACTTAATTTTTCTTCGCTTTTCTTTAGCGTACTCTCACCAGTAACACCAGATCCCATAAGCTGAGCTAGTGTGTTAAACTTAAGAGTATCTCCATTTTGGGACAATTTCCCGGTTTTAATAACCATAGGGAGAAATATACCTTTTTTGTAATCGGATTCTTTACCCGACAACGCACCCCAAAACGATTCACGTGATCCATCAGCCAAGATCCCATCAGCCCAATACTCAGGAATGGCTTCATCAATATCAGAAATACCAGTAACATTGATAGTCGTTCCTAACTGGTCGGCTATCAAAGACAATAAATATTTTGCAAAATCCTCAAAATAACGAAACATTGGTTACCTCCTTAAGAAATTCCAGATTGCTGTTTATCGTACTTTTCCCGTTCGTCTAAGGATAAAGATAAGTAACCCTCTTTAGTCAATCTTCCATCTGTCCTGGCATCATCGCTGCCACCGCTTACCGGTCCAAGGATCTTCTTTTCCTCTTTAGCTTTAGTTACGGCCTTTTTAACGGCCTTAGTTACGGCTATAGGGGAGATACCCAACTCATTAGCGGCTTCTAGAACAGATCTCCATTGGCCAAAAGGATCAGTTTCTTTCCCATCAACAACGAAATCCTTTTCATAAATCTCTGTAGCTCTTTCATTCAACGCTTTATTATACACTGGGTTTGGACTTCCATCTTCCAGGTTGGCCGCTGCCATTGGGAACTTGTCCCGGATCTTATCAGCGTTTTGCTTCCTTTTAATGTAATAATCATTGTAGAAACGTTGTTGCGCTTGTTGTTGCTCCGTCTGTTCTGTGTACCTCCGTAGAACAACATCCTCAATCATCTTACTCATAGAATTAATAAACTGTCCGGCCTGTTCCTCGGTTTCAAAAAAAGAGTTCAGAGATTGGCGATCTTCTTCACTGAATTTAGGACTTATCTCCTGAGAGTTAGACCCTGGCTTATCTTCCTCCGGTAAAGGTGAAAGGGTATAGTTCCCTTCCTCGTCTTTAAGAGTAGTTAGACCAACGGTCTTAAGGCTTTTCCGAATGTTGGCTAGGTTGCGCTCAGTTGCCCCAGCGCGGCCTTTGAAATCTTCAAAGGTACCCATAACCTCTTTATACTTCGAATAAACCTCGTCCACAGTAGGGTTATCGCCGAACCCTTCAAATTTAGGTGCTGGGTCCTCCACTGTGTCATCCGGAACAGGTATTGGTTCTGAATCATTTTCATCATCAACAACTGAGGCCGGCACAGTAGGGAGATCGTCCGCATCGTCTGTCTTTTTATCGTCATCCTCATCAAGGTCCTGGGGAGGAACCACTATATCATCAGATATAGGGCCGCCAGATCCAAGAAGGTCATCTTGATCAGGGAATTCGCCACGTTCGTCAACTAATAAATTGCACAAAAACTTAAACATATAAACCTCCGTATAAAACAATAGCGGTATCATACAGTTAACCATTTAACCAGACGATGCGTCGCTATAACCAATATACTACTTAAAAAGTAAAAAGGAGCAAAGGCCAACGAATCTTTATTACCTTTCACCGCCCTATAAACAAAGACAATTAACATCGATACCAGGTACACCGGTAAAGCAAGCCAGCCGAAGAAGGCCGCGCCCATGCTTAAAAGCTTTACATCACCACCACCTAACCGGCCATGTGTGTATAACAACGATCCTATAACAAAAAAGAATAATACAGGGAGATAGCTCTTGGTAACCAATACACCAAAAACTAGCCCCGGTAACACTATAGCGTTAGGGATCAATAACACGTCATGATCGATAAGCGCTAGTACACCCAAAATCAGTAAAAAAATAAACACCATTATATCTCGTCCAAGTTTTCAGCAGCAATTTGCTCTTGTTCTTCTATATCCTTCACATCCTTAGCCACCTTCTCAGTTTTCTTGATAAATTGGCCAGGGCCGTTTACAACCAAAGACGTTAAGATAAAGATCTCGTGATCCAAATACTTCAACTGTTCTATTGTCTTATCTGTAGCTGTGTCTAACGCCGTTGTCGCTTTAAGTTTCTTGCAAGCTGTTATGTACGTTGTAATAATACTTAAGAACTCCGGCCATCCGGAATCTTCGTCATTGATCAATTTCTTCAAATTCGGGACTTGGGCCATAGCCGCGTCCAAAAACTTAAGCTTTGCTTTCTTAACCTTAGAATCACCGAATCTATTGTTATCGAACATCGGCCGGTTGCCCTCCTTGAGAAGTAGCCTTAGCTACCGCTGCCATAGCCTGATCTTGTGGGATCCCTTTTTCAGTAAGTTTCTTTACAGCTAAAGATTCAACGCTTGGAGCATTGTCCATCTGCTTTTGTGCCTTAGCCTCAGCTGCCATCTGCCGCATCTCTGAAACAATAGCTTCTTTTGGGGGAAGTATCTTAGCCCAATCGCTAATACCCCTCGCAATAAGCCCACGTTTCAATATCTCCCACGTAAACAATAAGCTGCCCCCTATCATTGGATTAGGTAGAAAACGCTCCTGTAGGTCATTTGCTATCGCTATAGCCCTATTCTTATCTGAGTTCAGAGAAGTACCCTTCCAATCATACGCTACTTCACCGTCAAGAGCCTCTTCGGTCCAAAACGGATGGATCCCTTTTTCTTGGTACATAGACTCATTTTCTTCGTTAGGAAACACTGTCTCGCCTTGGCCGTCCTCGATCCGGCGCTCTAATCCTTCTGGCATACGTTCTTTATAGTAAGATACCGTCCAATGGGCTATAACCTTCAATACTTCGTGGCATCGGGATAAGAACCGGTCCAAAGAAATGTTACCTTCGGATATGGTTGAATCTACCTCACCTTTAGTTTTAGCCCCTCCGGACTGTCTTGCTGTCCCTGTTTGGTAAATAGATATGTTAGATATACGTTCAGCGTACCCAATCAACACATTGTTCATCTCAAAGCTAACGGACTTTACGTCGCCAACGTCCAATACACGTATGTCACCGGCCGTCATCTCTTCCCATATCGCGCCAGGAAATACCGTAGGATCTTCTAGCTGGGAATCGACCGCGCTATGTTTCTTAACAAATATCTTCTGCATTGTGATCCATGCGTTATTCATTAACGTGTTCATGAAATCGTTTAGCTCGTACTGAGTTTTAAATAGCTTTTGGCATAAAGACCGGCCATGGAAATTATCTGTATCCTCAAACGACGATCTTATATATACTCTGTTTACTGTAGGGTTCCTGCTATACGGCCAAGCTGATATTTGTAATACTATCTTCGCTTTTAGATCTAACACGACCAAAAACTCTTGTTCCAACGTGTCAGAACCTTCGAAATCTATTTGGTTTGCTTTGTTCGTCGGTAACCGGCCATACCAGTTATATACTTCTCGCTGTTCTGCTCGTTTCTTTAACGCGTGAGACCCGGCGTCCACTGAGGATAAAGACGAATCTACCTGTCCTACAACATAATCAACACTTTCAGAGATAAACTTCTTCTGGCGTTTCTTCAACCGAAGATCATTGAGCGTTAACCAAACCCGATCAGTTTCCCAAAAAGGTTTCTTCCCTCTCTTTGTCTTTGGCGCCCAGGCATAATCATTAAATTTAATGTACTGTAGACCAGGCGAATCCTTGACCTCGACATCCTTCTCAACCCACACGTCACGCATCTCCGGAGTAGGTACATATCCGTTGGTAGTGAGCTTAAGCAGCTTATCTTCACGATCAGGATCGTCAGGGAGGATATACTCTTCTTGTCCAGTTTCTTCGTTAGATAAGACTAAAGCGCTTTCTTTAACGACCATCTTATCATACTCGTTGATCCAATCGTATTTTAAAACGGCCATTGGAATCTTGATCATTTGCTTAAAGTAGTATTCTATGTTCTGTCGGAGCTTAACCTCTTCCTTTAAGATCATATCGACGAAATCTCTTATAGCCGCCTGGTTCTCTTGGCCCTTAGAATCTCGGCCGGTAGCTTCCATAAAAGGACCTTCAACGCCAAAAAGAACGCTCATCACCCTAGAATGTACTGCGTCTACGGTCCACTCGGTCAACGGTACAAAGTAATCAGCTGCACCTTCCCATGGCGTATTACATCGTTTACCCTGTTCGTCCCATTGCGTAATCTGGTGGTACTGTTTCTCACATCTATCAGCCAGTTTATACACCTTTCCGTTCTCGTTCCTGGAATCAATGATCTCTTTAGCTAATACTTGACCGATCTTCTGGGCTTGTGTTTGTGTTATTTTAAACTCTGGGGTCTTTGAATACTTCATTAACCTAACTCCTTATACTGGTTGAGACATCATTGGCTTTGGTTTAGACAATGGTTTACGCCGCTTTTGGTTTTGTGGCCCGAGATGCGAAAAGAGATTAACCACTATATAATCTAATGAGTTCATAGGATGCTCATAGTACCCATCGCGAACCGGTTTAGACTTTATAAACCCATGGCGGTCTGATCCTGGGTAATGGAACCCACCTTCGAAAGCCTCAGCGACGATCTGCGTTCGTGGGTTATCGTTTACAGCTATACCCGGTAACCCATTGATCAACAGTTTAAGCCGGGACTCAATGATCTGTTTCCTAGCGATAAGATTAGTTTCCGGTAAGTTAGAAGGCCTAGACGAAACCAAGAAACCTTTCTGGGCCAATAGTTGTACGCTAGTAAGCTCAGACTTGTCGCTGACTTGGTCACCAGCCGGATCGCCAAAACACCTTACTGGATAATCAGGGTAAAATAAGTTAAGATGCGTCCGGACTATATCAGCAAAATCCGTTATAAGACAGTTTTCTCCAAGGATATTGTCCAGTATAACCAAGTTTCCCTGAGGAATAAGCTGAGTTATCATGCAGTTTGGATGGTGGTACCCGTAATCCCATCCTAATATAAGCTCTTGCATAGGGTTGACGCGCAGTTTCTTAAAGTGCATCGACCGAAAGAATCCTCTGTAAAAAGCTTTACCTGACGATACAGTATAGCTAATATCAAGCTCTTGAGCCACCTCTTGATCGGACTTATTCTCTTTCTTCTTCTCATACCAGTCTTCATCTTTAAACGGATGAAGTTTCCAGTGTAAAGTTCTAACTTCTATTTTCCCGGACTTCCTGATCCGAGCAAAAGTGTTAACGTTTCCATTAGGTGTTGATACAGGGAACAAACAAGGCGACGACTCGCCGCAACCCATCCAAATGCTCTCTGCCTTGTCTACATAGGCGAATTCATCCAATAGAATAGAGTTATACCGGCCTTGCCTAGAAAAGTTAGGGTTCATTGACTCACCAACAATAGAAGCTCCGGAAGGTTTGTATATCTTCATGTACCCTTGATCAGAGATCCGGAAACCACATTCCTCTAAGACCCAGTCAGGGCAAGTCTTAATCATATATCGTAACCGCTCAAAGTGACTATCCATATCTCCGATCGTATCAACGAGATCTTCGTTCCGGGAACCGGCTAAGAAGTTTTCGTCGAAAAATAAGAACCGGTATAAGAACACGCCAAGGATCTGCCAAGTAACACCCATATCCCTAGTCTTTTCAGTTAAAAGGCTTTTGCCGTCTATTATGTGTTGGTTTATATCTTGTATATAATCCTCTTGGAAATCCCAAGGGATGAAAGGGTTGTCCGATGGACTCGTCCGGGGGTCATAGGTCCATAAACAAAGGGAAAAGAAAGCGACTATATCTGTTTTGAATAAAGCCATGGCCCAAGATTTACGGGTTGGATCCATCTCACAGTTACGATGGAACTCTACCCGGAACAATAGGTTACCTTTGAAATCGTTAGGTATCGCTAACGTCGACGTGGTTTCCATTAGTTCTTCCTAGGATTATATCGACTATCTCTTTACGAGATTTGCTGTTTAGATCGTTCGCGTCGATCTTCGCATATTGTACTCTGTTATCAATATTAACTACTGGGCCACCGCTAAGTAACCGGCCTTTTAGCTTTTGGGTAAGCTTTAAAGCGCGATACTGAATATGATGATTATCAACTGACCGCACTTTGATTGTTTCGTTACCATCTGAGTCCTTTACAGTTATGAAAGTCTTATCTTTAGCGGTACGAAGCCGTTTAAGAGATTCTATATCATGTAAATCGGTTAATCCTTGTCGATCAAGAAGCTCAGACATAGAAAGTTTAAGTTTTTTTAAACACTGTGATGCTATCACATAAGCGACGTTTCTTGACTTGCAGTTATAAGCTTGGAGAGCTATATCGGCGGGATGTTGAGTCATATCAGAAAATAAGATCTTTCGGAACATACGGAAGTTCTTATCTGATTTAGTAATCTTACCCTTTGGTTTCTTTACTTTGACAACATTCTCCATTAAGTACATTTTATCAAAATAAAAGGTCTATTACAAATAAGTAAGGCTTTTTTTTTATAAATTATCTAAACCTATTGATTTTGTTATGTTTTTTTAATACCAAAAAACAGGCTCCGTCTTATCTTTTTGTTTAATTTTTCTCCTTCTCTGTTGAATTTTCGTTCTTTTAACACACATTCCAAGTATTCTTTACTATCTGGATCCTTAGAATATTCTTTCATTCGTTCATAGTTAGCGTCATATTCAGCGCGTAATTCTGCTTGTTGGTCTTTTAAGTTTTTGGAAATCCTCGGAGATGGTTTCGTCATTATTGTGAATAACTTAAGGGTTATTGATCTATACACTATGGCCGGAGATAACTCTATAGCTTCTAATTTGCGGATTGAAAAGTTAATGTTTTTAGGCCTTGTCATTCTACACCTTCCTCCCGCTTAAATAACGTTTGATCTGTATTACGTTCTGGTGAGCGACATCATACCTTGAGTTGATCCTTAAAGCCTTCTCAAAAAACAGTAACGCTGTTTGGTACCTTTTGTTCATTAACTCGTATTCACCCATACGGCCCCATCCAACAAAATAAGTCGGGTACCGGTTAATGTATTGAATAGTAGCCTCAACCATCTTATCAAACCTCTTCGTAACAGCAAAGATCTGTATACACCGGTCCGCGGCCTCTAAATCATTCGGATCTAACTTAAGCAACTCAACGTAATTAAGCTCAGCCTTCTCTTTGTTGTCAGTTAAAAAGTAACAATCGCCAAGGTGACGATATAACAACCTCTCTATATCGTCAACATCAATAGGGATATTACCAACTTCAAACGTTTCTATCTTCCTCAACTCTTCTAACAACTCTATAGCCTTGTCATACTCCTTTGTTTTCTTATACAAAAACGCCAGGTTAATAGCTGCCTGGGGATGTTTAAACTTATCCCAAGCTACCAAGAATGACTTCCGGGCCAAAGAATCATACCCCACACCGATATAAGCTAACCCTTGTAACACATACATCTTGGAGTATAACGGATCTCCTTCGTTCCAGTCAAACTTTTTAAACGCCATAAGAGTTAAATCAACGCACCGCTGAAAGTTCTTCTTCCCGGAAACGATCATCAACGAGTTAATAAGAGCATAAACGATCAAAGGTTGAGGATCCCCTTGATCGTACTGTTTGTTCAAAAGAGCTAGGTTCCTTAAGTTTTTACGCTTAAAATCCTTATAACTAACATTACCCAAGTGTTTAATTGGGATGTTAGTCATTACAGTAACGGCTTTATGCTCAAGAAGGGCTAAAGATATATCTTCATGGACCAAGTTCTGGAACCGGTACTCGGCCTTGTTCTTAAAGATCCTTGTGTGTAAGATCTGTTCTGTCGTCCCAAACGGCGTAAGCGAGAATACCCTGAACTTATAGGCGTCGGCCTTAGGATTGCGTATTATGGCCACTGGGATGGCCTGGGGGATAGGTACAACGTCATCAGCGTCCAACCACATGCAAAGTTCCTTAGTAGCCATGTCAAGCGATCTATTCCTCATATCACTGAAATTAGTCCACTTCTCATACGTTGTGTAGCACTTATTGTCTAGATAGGTTGTTTGATCTAACGCGTTCCCTATGGCCTCTTGTAAATTACATATCTTTTTAATGCTCTTCCATCGTTTATAGTTAATAACAATGTTTACCTCGTCAACATAGAACGCTATACTTTTCAAACATCTAACCAAAACTTCCGGTTTCTCTGAATCAGCTACTATCATACAAAGGCTTATGCTCTTATACCCCGGTAACTTCCTCACATCCGCGCACATAGCCTTTAATATAGTTCGTGCTTTACCAGGTAACGTTGTAGCTTTCCACTGCTTGAAGGCTGCCGCGTCCTTTGGCCCTATGTCAGATTCGTATATATGTCTATAGTTATCATCCATCTCGGCTTTTTTGTTAAACGGATGGAGATGCTCGATTAACACGTCCTCCCGATAAAGAAGCCGGCCGATCTCAAGGCCAAGCTCTCCCCATGAATTGTCGACGTATTGATGAATAAAACAAGGTGGTGCCATAGACCCCATGATCTTTACTATGTTCGCCGATATTACTGGGTTGCCAGGTAACGCGCGATCCTGTAAGTTATCCCGACCATACGCAATGCCCCATCCTAACCCTTTAGACTCTATTTCGTTTACCAACATAGAATCCCAGGCTATAGTTTTATACCGGTTATCGTCACCTACACATGAAAAATACTTAACTTCTGGGAATAGACCAGAAACAAGGTTCATTACTTCAATGATCGTTAGCCGCGGACCGGTAATAAAAGGGCAACTTTTCAGGGTTGTCATGTACTGATCATAGCAAGGATCGTCGTCGGCTACATAAAAGACTATTGTTGAAGGGTACGTCTTGGTATTTATGTACGACACCCACATCTCCCGGGCTTTCTGGGGCCGGCCGCGCGTTGGACATATTATGATTAACTCTTTACGTTTCGTCTTAGCCTCGTTGTGAAAGATCCGGCCTTCCATATTTAAAACTTTACCCAAAGATACCATACCAACCCCCCTATTTTGTAGAAAAGAACTTTGATAGTATACATAACGTGATCATAACTAATACCGCAACACCAATAAAAATAGCCTTGTATATACTGTAACCTTCGCTATAACAAACAATATAGTCCGCTTTATCCAGTATATCATAAATCATTACTTTTCTTCACCAAATTTGTCAGTCTCATTCCCCCACGAATCCCACCCCTGAACCTTTTCTCTTGCAAAAAGCTCTATTCGTGGCAAGTCACCTAATAATTCAACGATTTTTTTTCTAAAAATATCAGGTTTTTCGCTATGTCTTTCTATGGGCGATTCTACAACTTGATGAATCTTGTGTGAAATGACAGATTTTTTTGCTTTAGTTTTTTTGCTGATTCCAATCAATAAAGGCTCTGCATTTGCTCTTGTATAAGCACCCATTCCCCAAAAAAGACTATTTGCTTTCTTGTTCTTTTTCACCCAAAGAAAAGCAGCAGTTTTATATATAAAGCCCCATGACTCCATAACGCTAAGAGCTTGATTATAATTTGGAAAAGTAGCCCATAGGAACAAAATGCAGTCATCAGAACAAATATTTCTAACTGGCATTTTACATATCTCATTTGTTTTCATAGTGTTATAATGTTGCTTTGCCATTCCTCTTAAATTTGTTTTACTGCCTGATTGCCTATACTCCCACGGCGGGTCTGCGTAAACTATTGAGTATCTTTTACTTGGAAACATTTTTTTCCTTTTTTGTATTGCTTTTAATTGTTTTGAATGCCGTATGACACGCACGACAATACCATAAGATTTACATTCTAAGCATTTAATTTCATAACCAATACCATCGCCACCTATAAAACACTCCTCACAATATTCCCTCCATAACTTGAATTTACTAACTCAACGAATTCTTGAATTGTGAACATATCTTTGTTTAGGTCTATGGATTTATTTTTAACGAAATTATCCCTACCATATTCACAGCTACCAGTTAGCCTATAATGCCAATCGTAGAATAGTTTAGCTTTGTATTTAACTCCTTTCTTAAAAGCCTTTTTAAACTCTGTTACTCTTTCTTCAACGGGCTTGTCTAGCAAAATTTTG